AAAGAAAAAAAAGAGGTGAAAAAATATGGCATATACACGTGGTAGTTCAAACGATATTATCGTTGGAGCAGCAGCACTCTTCACATACGAAGATGGTGCACTCACAGACGCAGCCCTTCCAGCATACGTAGCAGGTGATTCATTCAAGGATACCCTTGCAGATGACACAGACTTCCGTAACGTTGGATACACAATGAATGGTTTGGAAATTCAATTTCAGCCAGATTTTGGTGAAGTAGCAGTAGACCAGGTACTTGACGTTGCTAAGTTGTTTAAGCAAGGCATGCAAGTAAACCTAAATACTACATTCGCAGAATCAACACTAGAAAACCTTTTGTTTGCACTAGCAGGACAAGATGGAGACCTAGCAACAGTTTCATCAAACCCAACACTTAACCTTTCAGCAGGAGACATCGGAGATGTCCCAGTTGAGCGTGGTCTAGTAGCAGTTGGTCCAGGAACTGGAAACGCAGCACTAAACGTGGAGCGTGTTTACGTTGCATACCGTGCACTTTCAATCGAAAGCGTATCAGTATCAGCAAAGCGTGACGAAGCAACAATGTTCGAAGTATCATTCCGCCTTCTTCCAAATGATAATGCATCATACGGAAAGATCGTAGATCGTACTTACACACCAGCATAATATAACTTAATATATACAGTTTGGCCCAGACCCTAAAAAGTTTGGGCCTTTCTGTTATACTATATATATGGCAACAACGGTATATAATACAAAAAATATTACTCTTCAAGACGGAGTAGAGATTGAGTTATCACCATTAAAAATAAAATATCTTAGACAGTTGATGGACATATTTGATGAGGTTAAAAATGCTAAAAATGATATGGATGCAATTGTAGCGTTATCAAAGTGTGCAAGAATATGTATGAAACAGTTTAGACCAGAGATTACTAAAACACAAGAGATGCTAGAAGAATATGTAAACTTAAACAATATCTACGACATTTTAGATGTTGCTGCTGGTATTAAGATTAATGATAAATCAGAAGAAACAGTAAAAAAGCAAGCAGTTGATAGTGGAGCATCTTGGGAAGACCTAGATCTTGCAAAGTTAGAGTCTGAGGTATTTTTACTGGGGATCTGGAAAGACTACGAAGAATTAGAAAAGTCACTATCTATGCCAGAGTTGATGATAACACTTTCTATTAGTAGAGAGTTAAATTACGATGAAAAGAAATTCCTTGCAGCAATGCAGGGTGTAGACCTAGACAAGAATAGCAGTAAAAGTAATGCCTGGGAAGAAATGAAAGCAAGAGTTTACTCTAAGGGCCAGGCAACCAACGCAAAAGATATATTAGCACTACAAGGTGCAAACGCAGCAAAGGCTGGATTTGGAATCGGCATGGGCCTAGACTATGAAAAAATAGACTAAAAAACAGGTCTGTTTATGGTATAATTAAACAACTACAATGGAGGAAATCATGGTTAAAGAAGTAGAAAGCAAGAACGAACTGTCACTTATTGACGGAACAAAGTTTGAGATTAAGCCACTAAAGATATCTCTACTTAAGCCATTCATGGAGCAATTTACTAAACTTCAGGATGTTGCAGAAGACAACACAAAGTCAATGGATATTTTAATTGACTGTGTTCAGATTGCATTTAAACAATACTTGCCTGCAATCGCAGACAACAGAGAGGCGATTGAGGAAAATCTAGATCTTCCTACAGTCTATAAGATCATTGATGCTGCATCAGGAATGCAACTTTCAGATGCAACTGGTCTTTTAAACTCAATCAAGTAAAGAGGTATAGTCATTGGCTGACGTAAATGCAAATATAGGTATTAATTTTGACACCAGCCAAGCATTAGCACAGTTACGTCAGTTACAGGCTGGACTCAGCAGATTTAATCAAACCCTAACTCAGGGTAATGTTGCAGCAATGAATGCACAAAAGGGATTAAACTCCCAGTTGATGCAGGCAATTAATGCAACTGGAAAATTTGTAGCAACACAAAAAGAAGTAGCAACAAGTACTTCATCTTTCACTCAAGCGCTTGAAAAAAATCAACTGTCAATGCGACAGTATTTTAGATACACCGCTGCAGCAGCAACTCAAAATACCAAGGTATTTAAAGGAATGTTTGCACAAGAGCGTGAAACTCTAACTCGCGCTAGTAAAGATAGAGTAAAACTCTTACAGTCTCAATATATTCAAATGCAGGCTGCAAATGGAGACATGATTAAGGTTCTTCAGGTTATTCCAAAGCACCTAAAGATGGTAAATGGACAGTATACAGATTATGCAACACGTATGCAAATGGCTGCTCAAAGACAGCAGTTTTTAAATCAACTACTAAAGCAAGGCTCTACACAACTCCTTAACTTTGGTAAGAATACTCAGTGGGCAGGCCGTCAGTTAATGGTTGGTTTGACTATTCCTCTTTCTATTCTTGGATCAACAGCAGCAAAAACATTTATGGAAATGGAACAGGCAGTACTTAAGTTTGAAAGAGTTTATGGAGACTTAACCACAACTGGAGATGCAACTAACAAGGCAATTGCAGATATACAAAGACTTGGAAAAGAATTTACAAAATATGGAATAGCAGTAAAAGATACAGTTGAGATGGCAGCAACCGCTGCAGCAATGGGTTTAACTGGCGGGGCTTTGAATTCACAAGTAATTGCAGCAACAAGACTTGCTGTTCTTGGACAGGTTGAGCAGCAGCAAGCACTTGAAACAACTATATCTCTTCAGAATGCTTTCGGTATATCTTCAGACGAACTTGCACAAAAGATTAACTTTCTTAACGCAGTAGAAAACCAGACCGTTCTCTCAATTGAAGATTTGACTGTTGCAATTCCAAAGGCTGGACCAGTTGTAAAGCAACTTGGTGGATCTGTAGAAGATCTTGCATTCTTTATGACTGCAATGAAAGAAGGTGGAATTAACGCATCTGAAGGCGCAAACGCACTAAAGTCTGGTCTTGCTTCTATGATTAACCCAGCAAAAAAGACAAGCGAGTTTCTTGCAGGTCTTGGTATAAACATAAAAGGAATTGTAGATTCAAATGCTGGAAATCTAAAAGGAACTGTAGTAGGACTTGCAAGAGCACTCGATACACTAGACCCACTCAACCGTGCCAGAGCAATTGAACAACTATTTGGTAAGTTTCAATTTGCACGTTTGTCTACATTATTTCAAAACGTAACAAAAGATTCTTCACAGGCTGCAAGAGCGCTTGGTTTGGCAGGGGCCTCAGTAGAAGAGTTAGCAATTTTATCTGAACGAGAATTAGCAAAGGTTGAAGACTCAACAGGTGCAAAGTTTAAGAAAGCAATGGAAAACCTAAAGAATGAGTTAGTTCCAGTTGGTAAAGCGTTCTTACAGGCAGTAACCCCAATTGTTGCTTTTGTAGGTAGAATATTAGAAAAGTTTAACGGTCTAAGTGATGGAACAAAAAAGGTAATAACAGTTATGATCGGAGTTATTGGTGGACTTGCTCCAATTGCTTTGATGACATTTGGTATTCTTGCTAACGGTGTTGCAAATCTTATCAAGTTCTTTGCAATGTTACGTGGAGGAATTGCTAAACTTAATGGATCAAACAATGTTCTTGGTGGTGGATTTGATTATTTAACTAACCAACAAATTGAAAACCTTGCAGAAACAAACGCACTGCATACATCTCATAATCAGTTGATTTCTACATTTAATGTTGAGCAAGCATCAGTTAATGCATTAGCAGCAGCATATGGTAATGCAGCAAGCCAAGCAAGAGCGCTTGCATCATCTTCTCCAGGATTATTTAACTCAGTTCCAGGACCAGCAGGAGCAGTAGCAGGATTACCACCTAAAAAATTTGCGACAGGCGGAGTTGTTCCAGGTACTGGAAATAAAGATACAGTTCCAGCATTGCTAACTCCTGGAGAAGTTGTTATTACAAAGCAGACTGCAAAAGAGAATCCAGAACTACTTGCTGCTTTGCAAAATGGATCTGTAATGAAGTACTCTAAGGGTACTGGTAAAAAAAGAAACATCGTAACACCACATACAGGAAGAGTAAGCGGTGGACAGGTTGAAACAAGGCTATTTTCTGGAGCAGCAATTATGGGCCCAGGAAATCAAGCAACTGGTCCAGTAGAAGGGTCAACACTTGCTGGAATGGATTCAAGGTTTATTGGTGGAGCAGATGGAGCAACTGCAGAGTTTAAGGCAGCGCAAGCAGCAGCATTAAAAACTCAGATGATGCAGATAGACGGTATAACAAAATTTAATGAAAAAACTTATAGAGAGTACACAGATAATTGGACAGGAATTGATGATGCACTAGATGGCATTGCTGATATCTTTGCAAATGGAATAGGTCCAGATGTTTCAGATGTAAGCGAACTAGGACAAAGACAATTCCCCCTAATAATGGCACATATAGACGAACTTGAACGATCTATGAAAATTAATGCTGAGCAGGCAAACACTTTAAGAGAAGCAACAAGAAAACTCTATAACCCAGACTTGGGAACTCCAGAAAATCCAGGAAGAGATGCTGTAGCAAAAAATAGACAAAGAATTGAAACTGGAATTGATGACGCTGGAAACGAAGTTGTTACACGTGTTGGAGTAGAAAGAGTTGCACTTCCTGGAAAGGTAGGAAGTGATTATTTAGATGCTAGAACAAAAGCAAACACTGCCAGAGAATACGCAAGAAGAGGAATAACCCCTCCAGATGGAAAGATTACTTTTGCACATATAAAATCTGGAGAAAAGGGAACTGATTTTGAAACTCCAATTGCCTCAGCAAAGGACGGTATATCTGAAGCAGAAAAAAGAATTGTAGATACCTTAACCTCTGGCGGTAAAATTAAAGAGGGCACAGTTTTAATAACAAAGCAAATTGCACAATCTGTTGAAGAAGGACTATCAGAAGCAGAAAAAACTGCAGAAGTAGCATCTCCTTCTAAAAGAACTGAAAGACTTGGAAAAGATATTGGAAGAGGACTTGAAGATGGTCTTGAGGGTAGCATTCCAGGAGTTAGGGCTCAGTCAGATAGACTAGCAGAAGCGTCAATACCAAGGACTACAGCCGAAACAAAAGCAAAAGTTGATAAGATGGATCTTGATAACAAGTCTTTCTATGATGATATTGATACTCCAGAATTTCGTGATCAAAGACAAATCCTTAAGTCACAGGATAGACAAAGAAGAAAACGCGAAAAAGAACTCAAAGATAGTGCAAGTGAACAAGGGGATGGACTAAAAAGAGTTGTTGAGAGCACAGATGATACAGCAGAGTCAAATCTTTTAGTTGCAGAACAAACTGATGAACTTGCAAATGCAACAGAAGATGCACTTGACGCACAAACTCAAAATGCCACAAACATTTTAACAGGTTCACAGATAACAGATGCCACAACTGTAAACTTAAATGACGTTCTTCAAGCAACAGATCAAACTGGTTTTGCTCAACAAGATCTTGCAGAGTCTTCAAAAAATATTGCAAAGACAAATGAGTTAATTGAAATAGAAAAGAAAAAAGAACTTGACAGACTTAAAAGATACAATGCTGAACAGGCTGCAGCACAAGCAGCAGAAAATGGCATCATACCTGATGGCGCACAATCACAAAATACAATGATTAACCCAGCAACAGCAATGGGGTCTGTTGAGGCATACGAAGAAGCATCAACATATACAAGAGATAAAAAGGGACAGATACTTCTTGATCCTGAAACTGGACAACCAACAACACTTACAAAGAGTCAGTTAACTAAAAAGAAACGTGGCATGCGTAAGGAAAAGGTTGGAAGGGTTTCTGGAAAGTTATCAGGTGGGCTTGGGACAGCAGCAATGGTTGCTGGTATGGCAGGAGCCCCACCGCAAGTTACTGCAGCCCTAGGTGGAGCAGCAACCGTAGCACAGTTTGCCCCTATGCTTGCAGGCATGGGTCCAGTTGGTTGGGCAGCAGCAGGAATTATGGCTGTTGGTGCAGGAGCATACATGCTTAACCAGCATTTTAATAAGATGGCTGCGGAGTCAGCAAAGTTTGTAATTGCAACATCTGCCACAAGAGAGAGCATGAAAAAGATGGGAGAACTAACTGGTAAGGTTGGTGCCTCTCAGGTTATGGACAGAAGAAGACAAGGCTCTCAATATACAAAGTATAACGAGTCATACAAGGTTCCAGATAAATTTGGCAAGAAGTTTATGTCTTCAGATCTTGGTAAAAGCACAAAGAAGACATTTAAAGAAAATACAAAGAAGTTCGGTAATCAACAAGCAGCAGATGATCTAGGATTAAAGTTAGCAGCACAAATTGCTGATGGAGTGTTGAGTGGTGAGCAAGCAGAAAGTATTTCTCAAGCACTTGCATTGTCATTAAAAGATCAAAAAGTTCAAATGCAGGTTACTGGAAGAATCAGAACTTTGCTTGGTCCAAATGGAGAAAACCTAGAAAAAGAACCTCTAGAAACTAGGCTTAACCTTATTGCAAATGCAAGAGCAAGAAGTACTAAGACACTTTCAAATATTGAAAAAGATGGCAATGCTGGAAGATCTCAAAGAAAAGACATCGCTGCTCTATCTGCATTAAATATGAACAACCTAGAGTTAACTACAATGATGTCAGACCAACTTGAACTGCACTATGAAACTCAAAAGAAAAAACTTGAAGCAGAACTAGCAGCAACTACTAATGCACAAAAGAGACTAGATCTTGAAAAACAAATTGCCAAAATAACTGCTGAGTCCAAAACAAGCACACAGACAATGAACAATCAAATAGGAACTCAGATTGCACTTGGTCAAAGAGATTTTAATAAATTCTACAGCGGATCTGTTTTAGGTAAACAGGCTGGTCGTGAAGACGCATTCTTTGATGGACAAAGCGCATCTGTTAAAGCAGCATACGCTGGAACGGATCAGGCAAAATCAGCAGACAAGTTCTTAAAACAAACTAAACAGTTTGAGGCTGGAGCAACATCAGCAACAACACTGGTTAATGGTCAGTATGTAACAAATGGTCTTCAGTCAGGTAAGGCAGCGCAGCAATTCCAGGCAAAACTTCAAATGCTTGTTGGAAGTAAGGTTCTTAGCCCAGATGAGGCAATGTCATATACCAAGATGTTTGCTGGAAAACTTGGACAACTAAATCAACTCTTAACCCTTTCTCTTGTTGAAAGAGGAAGTGCAAAAACAAAAGAATTGTTTAATATGTTTGCAGGATTTAAGAGTAAGGCTACTGCAACTAAATTAGTTAAGTATATGGTTCAGTTGGAAAAAGGTCCACAGTTTGATCAGAATATGGAAACCCTTAAGAACCTTCAAGCACTTGATGGTTTAACTATTGACATGGAACTAGTTCTAAAGGGTGGCCCAGCAGTCCTAGAAGAAATTCAAAGAAGACAAGATCTCTTAGAGAAACTAAAAGAAGAAACAGAAGCAGAAGACAAGAAGAGTAAGAAGACTACCTCTGCTGATGATTTCCTAGAAAAAGCAAAGAAGGCTACTCCAGAAGATCTTCAAGCAATTGAGTCTTTGCAAAAAAATACAAAGAAAATGGCAGAGTTTAGAAAACTATCAAGGGATGAACAAACAGAATATCTACAAAAACTTGCTGTTGGTTATACATATGAAAAAAGTTTAAATGATGAACAGATAAAAGCAGATGCAGAGTTATTTATAGAAAAACAAATGATCACCAACAAAGACTACAGATTGCTGCAGGATGGAACTCAGGCATATAAAGATGCAAGAGCAAAACTATTGGCAGACTACATGTCACAAACTGCTGGTGATAGAGCACAAACAAACCTAGATATTGGCGTTGTAAAGGGTATTGACACTGTCGTTCCACCAGGAGATGATCTTGGAGTAGATAAAAAGGAAAGAGACACAACATACGACGAACTAAACAGACGACTTAGAAATGTTCGTAACTCCGCTATTGATGCTGCAGGAGGATTTAAAGAACTTCAAAGAGCAATTGCAGCAACTGGAAGCAAATCCATAGGAAACAAATTTAAGGGTCTTGAACAACAATTACTTCAGATGGGTCAAACTAGTCAGTTCACAGATTACCTTGCCAGCCTTGATACAAAAGACTTAAAGAAATTTGCTTATACAGCAACTGCTGCAGATGTAAAAAAGAAAAAGGGTAAGCAAAAATACCAGCAGGTAGATCCTGAAACTGGTAAGATGGTTACAAAGTACCAGAAGTTTAAGGCAGGAGATACTGTTCTTACCCAAAAGGGTAGAGACATGGAGCAGGGATATAAGAAGGCTATTATTGGAGACTACAATAAAGCACAACTTCAGTCTGTAAAATTGGCACAGCAAGAAATTGCAGCAAGAAGAAAACTTTTAGCACTAGGTTATGATGAATTAGATATTCAGACAATGCTCGCAGATGAAAACTATAAAACTCTTATTGCTACAGGGAAAGTAACGGATGCAGAATTAAAAACAAATGCTGCCCTTACAAAGCAAGCAAGAATTAGAAATCAGATTAACGGAGCGGTTGCTGGACAAAAGGATTTACAGAAGACTACAGACAACCAAAAAAGAATTCCAGAAGTTGTAAGAATGATGCAACAAGGAGGAATGAGCGCAGAAGCAATACGTTCAGCAATCAGCGATCCAGCAATGCTTGACACTTTAATTAATGGAATGGATAATTTTGCAACTCTTGCAAAAGATGCCCAAGATGAGTTTAATCATTTACTTTCACAAATCAATGACATTCCAGAAAGAAAAATTGTTGAAATTGTATTTACCCAAACAAGAGAAGAAAAAATAATCAATGCTTCAAAAGCAGCAGCAGAAATGTTTGACGCTTACAAAATGATTGATGAAAATACTCTTACAAATAAAGAAGGAAATACATTTGCTGGACTTCAGGTTAAGATAGAAGATTTAAACAATCAGGCAAAAATTGCACAAAATGCTATTAATCTAACTCAATCAAAGATTGATGATCTACAAAAAGATGTAGATAAAGACCAAAGAGCCATAGAAACAAACTTTACTAGACCAATTGAGCAAAAGCAAAGAGAGATAGAAAAGTTAACAAGAAGTGCAGAACTTAACTTTACTAGACCAATGCAGGAACTACAAGAAAGATCTTCGGTTCTATCTCATGACTTAGACGTAATGAATAAGGCTGCAGAAGCAATCAATGAAAAATATGATAAGCAACAAGAAGCATTGTCTAAGGTTGCAGAAATAAATCAGCAGATAATTCAACAACAACAGCAACAAATTGGCTTAGCAGATGCGCTATCTTCTGGAGATATTTCTGCAGCAGCCAAGGCTGTTCAAGAAATGAGATCAACAAACGCAGCAAATTATTCAACAAATGCCCAGGACGCTCTACAGCAAGCAAGAGAAAATGAAATAGGTGGTCTTCGTGGTGGAGTAAGCAAAAAGTCTCAGAAAGAAATTGAAGCAGAGCAGTGGGACATTAGTCAGAAGTTGTATGACCTTGAACTTAAAAAGGCTGCGGTAGATAAAGAGATTCTTAAAATACAGGATGCCATCTATGCATTAGAACAAAATAAGCAAATTGCACTTGACGCAATTCAGGTTAAGACAGATGCTATTGCTAAGATTACTTTTGGAACATTGCTAGACCAACAAAATGATTTAAAGGCAATACAAGACAAGATACTTCCACTACAGGCACAGAGTGATTTACTAGCAGCACAAATTATTGCAAATGATAGAAATAGAGTTATTCAAGGACAGACTAGACAGCAATGGGATCTTACATTAAAGGCTGCAGAAGCAGCAGAAAAACTTGCAAAGGGAGACCTTGCTTTAGCACTTGCAAATATTAATTCAGTATCTGGAGAAGTAAAAGGCGCTTGGGATGATATTAAAGCATCTTATGATGCAATTAAAGATAAGTCTGTAACTATAACACAACATATAATCACTACTTACGGAACAGCACTTGGTTTGCCAGATCCAAATGCAGGTAAAAAACCAACTCCAGAAGAAACAGCAGCATTGGACAAGGCAATTAAGGGTAAAGATGATGGTCTTAGTTCTTCTCTTGGTTTTGATCTTGGAGATCGTTCAGATTATCTACTACTTGATGGAGATAAAGGAAAAACTGCAGCACAACAAGCAGCAGCAGATGCACAAGCCAAAGCAGATGCAGTAAAAGCAAGACAAAATAATTGGGTTTGGGAAAGAGACGCCTCTGGTGGACTAATTAAGCCAAGACGATTTGCTATAGGTGGACCAGTAATAGGTACAGACATTATTCCAGCAATGCTTACCCCAGGAGAGTTTGTAATGAGTAAGTATGCAGTTCAGTCAACTGGTGTAGAAAAAATGAAAGCAATCAATAATGGATCTTCAGTGGGAGACGCAGTGTATAATTATAATCTTAGCGTAAATGTAAAATCTGATGCAAGCCCAGAAGATATTGCAAGAGTAGTTATGACACAAATAAAGGGCGTAGATGCTCAAAGACTAAGGGGGAATAGATTCTAATGGCAACTAATAGTTATATGTCTGGTAGAAAGAAATACTCTAGACCTCAAGCAATGTTGTTTTCAGACAACCCAGGAACAAAGGTTGGAGGGTTTTACATCCCCCAAGGAGACGAAATTGGGTCACTAGGAGCCTCTGTAGATGGATATGGCGAGTTTTTAATCCTTTCTGATGATAATAGGTCAGAGATTAATTTTAAGCCCACTAGAATTGAAAAACGGGAGAGAATGATTAATGGTCGTATGAGATCATATCATATTGCAGATAAACTAGAAATCACAGTATCTTGGGATATGTTGCCATCCAGAGCCTTTGATACCTATGCCAGTTTTAATGATAATGGAAAACCAGACCTTACCAAGAATGTGGAAACTAGGCCAAAGCCTATGGAGTTTACTACAGACGGTGGAGCAGGCGGAGTAGAACTTCTTGACTGGTATGAAAATCACAAAGGATCTTTCTGGGTGTATCTTGCATATGATAAATATACAAACTTTAAAGATGTTTATGAGACTGCACCAGACGAAAGGTTTACAAATACAAATAAATATAATGAAGTAATTGAGATGTTTTTCTCAGACTTCAGTTATTCAGTTGTAAAGAGAAGTGGTTTAAACTTTGATTTTTGGAATGTGTCTCTTACACTGGAAGAGGCATAATGTTTCAAGATAAAGATTTATTAAATTATATAGAGACAAACTCTTCAGTTAAAACAAGATCATTAGTGATTGCTGAGTGGAACATGAATATTGCAACAAACATATCTTTGGTAGGAAACTACAGATATCGCCCAACACAGTCAGATTCTGTTTACAGAACAATTCCAAATACTTTTGACCCAGCAGATTCTGGAACATCTATTGGAGCAATCAAATACTATACTGGTGCAACAGATGCAGATGTAGAAATAGATGGTGGTTTTAATGATGAAGAAGGACCAACTACATTAAAGCCAGTTAAAGAAAAAATGAAAATGCTATATTCTTTAGAAGATTGTTTTGGGTATCAAAGACCAAGGTCTGGTATTAATAAAGCAACATTCTTAAATGGTAGATATATTCATAATCCAAATATTAACATGGCAAAAAGACCAAGATACTACATGTCAGATAAGAATGATCCGTTTAAATACTGGACTTCTTTTAGAACAGAAAGTGGCACTGAGTATGGAATTGCTAACAAAACAATTAATGGAAGACATAGAATAGAAGATACAGCGCCATTTGTTGTATATAAAGAAAAAGTTCCAGCAAACAGGATTGTATTAAAAACACAAACCAATACGGGAGAACTGGACTATGGTAAATTTTTAAATTCATCTGAAACATTTTCAGACCCATACTTTGGTGAGGCAAATCAAACAACTCCAAGAAAATGGAAGATTCAAGTATTAAAAAATAATAGTTGGGTTGACGCTATATCCTTTGAAGATTCAGATAGAAGGAAAGATGACAAACCAATCTTTGGATCGGATGGATATGTAGAAATTTCTTATGGTCTAATCGTACCAAAGACATACTCAGAAACATTTAATTTTATTGCGGAGTTGTCTTCAGAAACACTAAAACCAGATACGGCGCAAGAGGGAGATGCGTATCTAGTTATTACTGACAGTACTTCTATTGGTGTTTATCACATATGGAATAATGGTGCTTGGAAAACTTTTAGTCCATTTTATGGTTGGTCACTTGACGAATCTATTGTTGGAAGCAAAACAAATTTTGTTACAGATCTAACTAATCCTACATCATTTATTTTAAACAACGAAAAAAAATACAAAGAGTTTGAATATATTTCTGGAATAAGGGTTGTTGTAGACACAATGAATAAGTTTGACTCAACTTTTGATCTCATTGAATTGTCTCCAAGACTAGTATCAGACTTAAGCGATAGAGTATTAAATTTTTCTATTAATAAAAGTGCATCTGACTTAGGAACAAGTGGTCTTCCAGTTGGACAACTTCTTGCATCTACTGGAAAACTTGAACTGTTTGATTTTGATGATGCATTTCACCCATCTAACAATCTTAGTATTATTAGTAAGCACGTTTCTAAAAACATTCAAATAAAAATATATGAAGTTATTACCGATAACATTGGGATTGAATATTTTCTGCCAATTAAAACTATGTATTCAGATGGATTTCCAAAACTAGACAATCAGTCAAAAGAAGTATTTATAGACCTAAGAGACTTGTATTTCTATTTTGAATCACAGACTGCTCCAGAAATGTTACTCACAAATACATCTGTTAGTTCTGCAGTGTCTCTCCTGCTTGATTCAATAGGTTTTTCTAATTATGTATTTAAAAGAGTTGAGGGAGAGTCAGAAGTCGTAATACCATACTTCTTTATTCCTCCAGGTAAAAGTATTGCCAAAGTTTTAGAGGATATTGCTATATCAACACAGACGGCAATGTTCTTTGATGAATATAATAATTTTGTTATGATGAGCAAAGAATACATAATGCCATCAAACAATCAAAGAAATACAGATCTTACGCTTTATGGATCAGTAGACGCATATGATTCTGGTGTAATTAAAAACGAAACAAAGAATAATAAATTATCAAATATTTTAGAAATAACTTCTCAAGAAAATGAAGTTTACAATGGTGGAAAGATCATTTATAGTACAAGACACATACAAAGATCTGTTGGTTCAATTAAGCAAGCATCTCTTGTAGACAATGAAAAAACTTGGATATATAAGCCAGTTCTTCTTTGGGAAGTCGGCGGTACAGAAAATACTAAATCTGTTAACGGACAGGTAGGAAATCAATCAACATACATGTTAAGTGCAATACCACTTAACTCAAACCTATCATCAAATTTACCATCAGTAAAAAATGGTAGATTAGTAGACAACATAATGGATCTTGGTGAGGCAGTTTATTGGATTACAAGATACAATGGATACTTTTATTCTAATGGAGAAATTATAAAGTATGACGCAGTTCAGTACAACATATCTGGCATTGGAGATGTTTGGATCAATAACGTTCAAGAGTACGAAAAATATTTTTCATCTTTACCCTTTAACGGTAAGATTTATCCAACAGGCCTTGTAAGAATATATTCTGAGCCAAACTATGAGGAAGTTTTTGGAGTTTCAAAATTTAGAGATGGACAAGTTGCAAAGCACGGTAGAGGTCAATTTGGCACACCAGTCGTTTCACACTCTGCAGGAATTGATTCATATTGGTCAAGCAATACAAATGTTCGTGGATGCACAATGGAATCAAAATACTTGTTTAAACTAGATCAAACACCACCAGTAACAACGGTAGGTGCAGCAGGAATAAATAATACTCTTGCAGAAAAAACATCAAGAAACGGAATTATTAAAAACTTTTTATCATCTAAGTATATTTCAGAGTCTAGCATAAATCAGATGATGTCTACGCAGTCTGGTACTGTACAGTCATCTGCACTTGTTATGAACGGTCCAGGATTTACAACTACAGAATCCCCAGTTGATTTTATTTCTTACGTATATAAGCAGTTAGATAATAAGTTTAAACATTTTGGAACTAGGCTTAGAATTGTTGGTAAAATTGAAAATGATGCAAATAGGGGGCAAACTCCAGTAGGAGCATCTACATACTTTACAATTCCAGGAACAACTCCAGACAAGAGTATAAGCGTAGTTGGTGGCTCTGGTGGTCTTGCAGTCATGCTTAATCCATCTACAAATAACGGATACTACTTTGAGATTATTGCTTTAGGTGCAAACAACCTAAGCGATTCTGAAAAACAGAATGTAAATAACGTAATATTTTATAAGATAAAGGCTTCGGGAACAACAGCAGTACCTATCAAGTTGTATGAGGGGCTGACCAACATTATTGTTGATGATGGAAAGTTTACTGGTCAGTACCGCATGGCAACAGAAGAAAATCCAACTGTCTATGACCTGTCTGTTGAATATCAGGATATTGGAATAAGAAGAAGATTTTTCTTGTATATTAATAATAATCTTATTGCAACAGTAGACGATGAAGACCCGTTGCCAGCATACAACAATATGGCTCTTTTTGTTCGTGGATCATCAAGAGTTATGTTTGAAAACATATATGCTCTTGCAAACAATTATTCACAAAATACTGCATTCAAAATAAATACTCCAATATCTTCTGCATTTGGAGATTCTGAAGTGAATGCAAATGACTCATTTGGAAAGTATGCCATGAGTGGAGTTATACAAAATTCTTATCTTTCAGGAATAAGTTCTGCTGAGCCTCCAGCCTTCGACATGTATTTTGAAGAATTTGGTACAATTATGAGAGAAGCAGCAGCATTTAATATTAAGTATGATAAGGCATACCCAGCGTTGTACGCAAAACTATCTCCAACATTTAATAGAATAAAGGGGTATTCTGTTTCTGGATTTAGGGCAGGATCTTACGGAGCAGAATTTTTAATATTTAATTCAACAGATACACAATTAAGTTTAGATGAGAGTAGCGGAAATTATTTAAGAATTCAAGGAATTACTTTTACTCAACAATCAGACAGAGATTTAACGGTTGATGAGTATTTTTCAAAAAATAGTAACTTGGCTGATCCGCAAACAATTGATTCATATTTGATTTCAAACCCATTTAAGTTTAAAAACGATTACCAAGATATAAAGTTAAGCAGAATGTCTTATGGTAAAAAAGAGTTTAACCTAGAAGTTCCATATATTCAGTCAGCAGATGCAGCAGAAAACTTAATGTCTTGGATTATTAAAAAAATAATGAAGCCACGGAAGTCTATTGGTGTTAAAATTTTTGCAAATCCAATGATTCAGTTAGGTGATATTGTTTCTATAGATTATACAGATAAAGGTATAGACAAGGTTGCATCAAAGGATAGTAGATTTGTCGTATACAATATAGAGTACTCAAAAGATCAAAACGGACCAGCAATGACAATATTTTTAAGTGAGGTAGTTTAATGGCAACAGATGCAGTAGCAAATCAATCACAGGCAGTTCCTCAGACAAGCAGCAATCCACCAATTAAACCTGCTACTCCAGCGCTAATTGCTTTAAGTAATCCAATTCTTCCAGATGAAATAATGGTAGATTTAATTTTTGAAAATATTGGAGGGCAGGAGTTAATTAATATATCAAGAAACGATATTATTAATGGTCAGGATGTTTTGTATACAACAATCAAAAATCTAAAAAATGTGCAATTGCAATATAACTCAAACAATATTATTAAACTTGGAAGCACTACAGATACATATTTTAAAAACTTTTCGATAAGTTTAGAGTCGAAATTGCCATTTTATGGAACTGGGCCAAATGGAGAGTCTGTCTATATAGATCCAACAACTGGAGATATTGTTATAAATGTTTCATCCCTTGAGCCTGATGAACAGATTGATGTTCAAATAATAGACGGTGGAGAAAGACTTGATGGTACAATATATGAGGGAGTATAAAAAATGATAACTAATACAGGTAAGAATATTTTGGCTAAATACCTTGTTGGGCAGGCACCTGCCTATGCTTCATATATTGCAATTGGGTGTGGGGCAAAGCCACTCCCATCTGACGGAGTGCTTGGAGACTACTCAGATAAACAATCTTTAGACTTTGAAATGTTTAGAGTGCCAATTACGTCTCGTGGTTATGTTACTGAAGGTGGACAATCAAAGATTGTCTTTACTGCTGAACTTCCAACGGCAGAAAGATATGAAATAACTGAAGTAGGAGTTTGGTCTGCAGGCTCAAACCCAACAGCAGGCTCTTATGATAGCAAGACCATATACTCTTTTAGCGGATCAGAAAATTGGGAATATCACAATGAAAGTGGATCGGTAGCAATTCTGCCAATCTATGAACCTTTGGACTCAGGATCAAATCCTCCAAACAATATCATAAGCACAACAAGCCAAGTTTTTCAAACCAATGCAGACAACAGAATTTTTACAAACCAAGAAAGATCTTCTCGATATGAAAGATGCAGATTTTTAAATAACATAATGGTTATCAGAGGAGACATGACAAATATGTCTGTTTCATCAGGAAGGCTGGTTGTACCGCCAAACTCAAAACATATTCACTTGACTGGTCAAGAAATTGATTTTAATAAAAATGCTCCAAGCGATGATTTAAGATTGGCTTTTTCTGTAATTAATAAAAATGGAGAGTCAAGTATTCAACCAGATGAAGTTAGAATAATGATTGAGTTTGCAGAGTCTGACGTTCATGGCACTGGCCAATCTGCAAGATTTGAAATAATTTTAAAAGAATCAGATTTGGATGTAGATTTTGCAACAAATAGATATTTTATATCAAAGAAAAAATTAGAAGAACTTTATAAAACAACTGGATTCACTTGGAGCGTTGTAGATGTTGTAAAAGTTTATGCTTCAGTAATTAAGAATGGAGTCGTATCTGGAGACTACTATGTTTGTTTAGATGCTCTTAGATTAGAAAACACAACATCTTCTAACCCAGTTTATGGTCTTACAGGATACTCAGTAATTAAAAGTACAAACTCAGAAACAATAACAAAAATTGCAAACACAACAAACCATATTGAGTTTAGGTTTGGGATGGATGTTCTTTAATGGCTGATCCAGTAGTAAAAAAAGTAATAATTAAAAAATCAGATCTTCCAGCACTCAGCGGTGAAGACAACTCGTATGTGATAAGATATAGAATTGTTTCTGAAGATAAAAATAGAACTTCTCATTGGTCTCCGTATTATAGTTTAGCACTTCCAACAAGAAATGTTCAAAGCAAACAGGTTCAGTGCTCAGTGATAGTTAATTCAAATGTAATAAATATGGTTTGGCAAAATCCACAATCTGAAACTTTTCAGCAGTATGATATATATATTAAAACTAATTTGCAGCCTAATTGGACATACTTGTCAAGTCCTTCATCAACACAGTTTTCTACCCTTGTTCCAACAGGAATATCATCTTTTCAGGTAGCCGTTCAGGTTCCAACTTATCCTAAGAAGTATTTTCCAAACTCTGCAATATTTACTTCAGGTATAATCAACGTGGTAGTGGTATAATTATAGTATGGCAAAAATACCTTTACCTGAGCGTGGTCAACCACTAGACGTTACATACATTTCCCAATTAGCGCAGGTAGTCAATGAGTTGTCTGCTGCAATATCACCAGCAACATATAAATATACATCTATTGACACCCCAAACTCTGGTAAACAAAATATTAAAGGAAGCGAAGCCAGAGTAATTGGTGGCTATGTAAAGGTTGTTAGTAGCGGAACAATAACCGCTGGAGAAGAAAAGTCTTTTACTTACTCTTTCCCTGGAGAGTTTAAGTATGCACCAATTGCAACCGCAACAGCGATCAATACTGGTAACACTCCTGCTGGTAAAAATGTTACAATTATTTTAAAAAGCCCTACAACATCTGGAGTTGAAGGAACTGTAAGGTTTAACACATCTGGAGATGTATCAGTGGATGTTAATCTAATTATAATTGGCGTACCTAATTAATGCTGAAATGTAAAAAGTGTAGTGGGAGAATGCTTCTTGATAGACAGTACAGCACACCAGGACATCTTGAGTCTTATTGCATTATGTGCGGATCAAGAAACTTTTACAATCCACCACAAAATTCTGCGGAGGGTTTATGGCTGTTAAAAAAGGAAGTATCGAGAGCGAAGGCTACAATGTCCTCCCTGTAATTCCAGGGAATAAAAAAGTTTGGTTTCTTAATGGAGACCTTGTAAGGGTTCATCACCTAAATAAATCTAATGGAATAATGTCTGTTTATAATATCACAAAAGATCAAATTGAAAGTTGTTTAATTGGTGACTTTAAAAAGAAAAGAGAGAGAGCATATACCGTTGGTCAGACTGCTGATTTAGTTAATCGTCATAAAAAATATATGCCAT